TTCATCGAAGCGGGCTCTATGTTCCGTGATGAGCGTAAGGATCGTGATCAGAAAGTTCTCGAGTTGGTACAGATGGGTATGATCCAGCCACAAGATGCTATGAAGGAACTGACCTTTGGCGGTGGCCTTGAGCAAGTCAGTGAGAAGTTGCAGGCTATGTCGCACGCACAGGATCTGCTCAACGCAGCCAAAGCTGGCGCAACTATTGAGATATTCCCCACCGACGACCTCAAGGCGTTCGGCGAAGTCTTTGGCGATTACATCCGAAGTGAAGAGTATTATCAGTTGCCGCAAGAGCGGCAGCAATACATTCGAGACATCTTCTTAAGTGTTGAGACGTTTGGCACGCAAGCAGAGGTGCAGGTCGAAGCACTAGCAAATCGCAAGGTGTTCCCTCGCTCAGCACCAGAGCAACAGGGCCAGCAAATGGCAGTGGCTATGGAATCACCGGTAGCAGCCATCCAAGCACAAATGGAAAGCGAGCGCATGGGCTCACTCGACATGAGCAGGCAGATGGTTGACGAAGCCGCTCCTGAGCAAGGGCTGCCGACAACGCCTATGGGAGCGCAAGGATGAACGTACGAGAGGTTTACGAGTTATTCCGTGCTTTGATTGATGAGTCGGACGAAACGTTTCTCACTGAAGCGCAAGCCGAGTCCTACCTTGCTCAAGGTTACCGTGAGTTTCGGCAGACGGTGTATTCAATCGAACCAGACATTTATAACACGCATTTTAAGTTTACCGCAGCAGGTAAGATCTTCAGCCTCGATGGTTCTTTATTAGGCAGCGGAGCAACCAATCGCATGGAGCGGTTTCTGCGCTTGGCACAAATAGACAGCATTGCCGGCAACGAGGTGCAGTACTATTTAGAGGCGGTTCCATCGCAAGAGCAACTAGAGCGGTGCCAAGGTGAGTATTGCTTGGCAGGTAGAAACATTGTGTTCGACACAGAGCGCACCGACTTCTTTAGGATCGAGTTTGTTCCTGCAAGCACGGTGGACTGGACGAAGCATGGTGCTGCCGACAATGAATACATTGACGATCTCCAGGACCAGCACCCCTTAATAGCTTTGCTTGCGGCACAGTATTATCAAATCCGAGATGGCGCAGCGAACCCCGTACTGCAAAACCAGCTAGCAGTGAAACGGCTCGACTTAGTCAACTACCTAACCCAAGGCAGGAATCAAGCGGGCTCTCACTACATCTCACCACAAGTTGAATTTTACATGGGCTGACAATGGCAACACCGGGTACTGATGTTGAACTGATCGCTGGCGGCACAGAGGGCCGTCCCGCGGAGCGTGGTGTCTGGGTGCAGAACATGTGGCGGCCAAAGGGTTCCCCGAACTGGCAAACGCGCCCAGGCTTCGGCCAGATGGCGCAGCTTGATACGACATTGCGTGCAGGTATTGCTACCGAATGGGGAATGTCAAAGCACCTTGGGTCACACCTTGTACGGACAAGTTGGGGCACTGAGCAGATTGTATCGGTGTTCTTGGTAAGCGCTCGAAGTGGTCAGGACTCGTTCAACTCATCCAGTAAGTGGGGATCGTATTACTCGGTAACAATCTTTGATACCAGTTCTGGCAACCACTATGAGCAGGTGCTGTTCCGCCATACGTCGCAAAATAAAACGGCTGGGTTTGGCGAGTTTAACAACCCTCGTATGTACAACTGGTACGGCAACTACGAAACTAACGAAACCTACGATAATCAATCATTTTCGTTTGGTGTCGATGAACCATTCTATTTTACCATGTATCAGAATGAGTTGTTTTTCGGCAATCGCCTAACAGGTTTGTTGTGTTACCTGCCTTGTGATTTTAGAGAATCTAGGGACCGCACAGTTGATTCAACCCAGAAGATCTCTTGGGTAAAAGGCTATAGCGAAGACTGTTTGGTAACACGGGTTGTTCCAACGGACGGCGGCCAACGTGACGCCTTGGTGTACTTCGATGAGCAGAACTTTCCTGCCCCAGTTGCAGTTACAACGCTAGGTGATCAGTTTGTGGCGGCATCTGAAAATCAAATATTCTTCAGTGATCCAAATCAGCCAAACGCATTTATTGACGGCAATCAAGTCAATGTACCAAGCAAGAACCCTGTGGTCGCCATCGCCGAAGTAGGAATCAACCTCATGGTGCTCACCGAAACAGAAACTTTATTGTTTCAACCAAGCCAAGGCGGTTTAGTTAACCCTGGCCGGTTTACGGTGGTTAGCCGTACCGTTGGCTGTATGTCGCCTCGCTCGCTAGCAACAGTAGGTTCGACGGTGTTCTGGGCAGATACCAACGGCATCTATGCAACTAGCAACGGCTTGAAGATTGAAGAACTTTCGTTACCTATCAATGACTTTTTCAAGGGTGGCATAACCTGCCCGCTCAATAACTACCTTACAGCAGCAGGGGTTTCCGATCCCGCAGCAAACGCACAGCCTCGCACGTTGTATCGTCAAGCAGACAGTGACGATGTAAGCATTGCGTACAGTCAGGAAAACGAAGCGCTGTTTGTGTCGTACCCTGGGTCAAACGCTTTGTGGTGTTACAATCAAGGTGGTTGGTCATTGTGGCCTGTAGAGTCTAGCGTTAAAGAGAACGGTGGGGCTGCGGTAGTCGGAGTCCAGCAGAACATTACTAACCCCTACGTTCTTACCGGCACACGAGAAGTGTATTTAGTAGGATCAGTTGAGACAGGAACGTTTACCAGCGCAACCACTCGGTCTGAAACAGTTTACTCTTCAAGTTACTATTTGATGCAGCTTGGCCGAGGCGGGGCAATAGACCGCTCGGTCTTCAACGAAGATCAAAGGGTTGTGTACGGAGAATACAAGAAGCGATTAGCAGCTACCGGAGCGGATGACGCTCGTGCTTACTTTGCTAAGCCAATCTACGATTCTGTTACCAACGTTTATTACATACCGCTTGAGATAGCGCCTGATTTTACGTCAGCAGTTACGCAGCCTACGGGTGTTGAGTTTGTGTTCGGTTACGACAGCACGCGATGGACAGCGGCAGCGAGCGCCGTGTTGCCACCAGAGCGATTCTTTCTTTCGGTTGGCGGCGTGCTAACGTACACTGTTAATGCTGGGGCTGGGACTATTACGATTACAGTGGCGTCAGCTTCAGCGCTGAACTTTGCTCAAGGTCAACTCAACTTGTTACTGTATATTCCTATGACGCCTGCAAGCGCGACTACTACGTTGCTGGATTACGGCTTCGACTTTACTGTGACCGGAGCAAAAGCGCAGATCACTAAGGCGGGGCCAACGACAACGTCGCTGTCTGTTTATGTTTGGAATCAACATTATGGCCCATTGCACACGAACAACGACGTAGCTCAACCGGTAGACTGGGCGTACAAGTCGCAACAGGTCGGGATCGAAAGCGCTGACCAAATCAAAGCACGAGGTATTTTCGCACGCATGGTTTCACATGGATCTGGCGCTTCGCCATTGTCACCGAATTGGATATGGGGCGTTTATAATACTCTACTTGGGTCTGACTGGAAAGGCTGGACCAGCCAAGTTGTTGATTTCTCAGGCAACATTAAGCATATTGCCGACAAGTTCACTATTCGTACTCGGTTTAAAGACAGCAGCACGCCTGCTATGAAGCGCCGTAAGTTTAACGACGCACCAAAGTACGGCGAGTTTTTGGTGGATGACGAAGAACACGACACAATCGCCACATCAGATAGCGTCAAGGGCTCGTATCTTTCGTACATGATGTTTGGGTTTATGCGTGACCGTGCAGAGAAGGTAGAGATAGCAAGCGCTAAAGCTGTCATCAGGCGTGGTGGTACACGCCGTAGGACCGGTCGATGAGTACTGTTGTTGCAACACAAGTTAATGCGGATGCAGATCTCGAGCAGATTGACCATAACGCTACACTCAATCAGAAAACCGAGATTATTAACGCTCTGGCAACGCAGATTGTTATGCCAAATCAAGTGCTGCAGCAGTCGTCAACTCAGGACTTCGGCGGCCTTATTCTTTCCGGCAGTCACGGTGGGTTTGAGGCTAAAGGCACGCGCACTACTGTCAATGGCATGCCCGGCACAGTCATCAAGAAACAGATTGTGGTGACCGGTACGGCGGTGTTGTCCAACATGACTTTGATTTGCGAGGGAAACACGCCAGCTGTAGTTGTGCGCAACGGAGGCAGGGTCGCCCTAAAGAATTGCCACATTGTAAAGACGGACAACCTTCATTCGGCAGCAACTGATACCTATGTCCTAATGGAAACAGGCTCGTTTGCATCTGTTGTAAGTTGTGTGTTCTACGGATCGCAAGGTAACACTGGTATACTAGTACGGAATGAAGATGCGGCAAAAACCAATAGAGGTTCTATTGTGGGTTGTATCAATCTCACTGATATTGCGGCTACACCTTTTGTTAACATCGCCGCTGGTAATATTCTAGGAGTGATACCGTGAGCCTTAGAACAATTACCAAGGAACAGTTTTCCGATGGAACAACAATTGACGGCAACCGCATCGAGCAAGCGATGCAGGAACTTGAAGAGATTTGCGATCAGGTTCCGGGGTACTATGTCAAACGAAGGTTTGTTCAGAATCAAATAACGGTTGGGTTTTCCCCGTTTCAACAAGCTCCTTATAATCAACAAGTGCCAGCCCTAAGTGGCGGTGGGTTTATCACGGGGCTTACGACCAACGTAGAGCGGTGGAAGGGTTACAAGATCCTTAGCCATGCTATCTCAGATGTGGACAAAGTGTTGTTCTGGGAAACGTCGTTCATATTAAACAACCCTGGGATTTTGCATTCGCTGGACTGCATCATGGCAATGACAACCAGCAGCGCTACACCCGACTATCAGTTGCCGGGGGGTTCAAGCAGTCCGTATACTCCGCCCCCGGTTTCTGATGTGCAGTTGTTTGCGGTGGTGGATGCTCCTTTCGTCAGAGAAGACCGGAGTCAAACTGATGTGCTGATCCATAAGTACGGAATGGACATGAGAGCGTGGTTAATCACACCAATCGGCGTGGTCTCACCTAGTAATGAAATGACCCCAAACAACCCAGGTGGAGCTGATAGCGGATGGGCGCTAACGCTGGATAACTTAAATTTGCCTCTGCCTAGACTCTCTAGGGTGCGGATTGCTCTGGCTATACCAACCTACGACGCAGCAACGACAGGTCGCTCGCAATGGGGTGCTACTCCGTGGGCAACTTTTATTCCGTCGTTGACGGCAACTCTGCTGGAGCCATTAGCAAATGTCTAAGATCGGATTCAAAAGACTCAGCCGTGGCGTCAAGCTGCTCACCTCTCATATTCACACACAGGTTCAGAGTGCTTTAACGCGTATTACGTCAACAGGTTTCGACGCAAGCGAACTAGAAAACGACGCAGGCACCTTCAGGGTAAATGTATCTTTGGGCAACATTACGCCGAAGACATTCTTTCAAGAGGTTGACGGTGTCAAATACATGAAAACCTGTGCGGGGTTTACGCTGCCCCCACCACAAGAGTCGTTTAGCGCAACTGCGGTGGTCTCACCAACGACACCTGTGTACATCCTAGAAAGCATAGGCTTGTCGATGGATACACAGGCCACGCCTTTCGTTACTGTGCGCGCTGACGGGTCTCTGAGCCAAACAGAGGCGGATAAAGCGGCCTTCAACATTACGATCCAGCGCAAGCCAATGGATGTGTTCACTGCTACTGCTATTGGCTTTCCTATAACAGTCGGTAGCCTGCCTGCTGTCTCACCGGAAATGACCAACGTTGTTTTATCTTTGGATTATCCTAACATACTCTGGAACAGCGAGTTTAGCAGATTTAATCCTGGTGTTAGTGCTGACTTGGATACTGTATTCGATCCATATTCTGCGTATCTTATCTCGGTAGACTGCGGGAGTTTTGCTGAATCAGCCACCGAACTACGCATCGATAGTTTGTTGATAACAATGAAGTTCCGAACCAAGTTGATTGAGAGGGACTCAGGCGAAACAGCAGTGCAGAACATGCCTGAGTCGCCAGATACACCAACAGCAAAATATGGCGCCCGTTACACGGTGCCGGAAACGATCAGCACTCCAGCAGCAAACGCTGTGATTAGAGCAGATACAGGCGGTGGCGACGACGGCGTGTCAGGCGCACTGGCGAAGACCGATGTCAAGTTCTTGCGTGGTTTGCTTGGTGGTTTGACCGATCGCTCAAGGCGCTGGGGGCCAAGCAACATCAAAACAGATGCGGCCTACGAAGTCATATCAGTGCCAATGTGGGGCAATGGCTGGTACTGCAAGGGCAACCAGCCAGCCGAAGACACAGATGCCGTGTTGCTCGAAAAGCTTCCTTTTGTGGGTGCATCACCATTCAATCAAATGACCATGGATCGACGCATCATACCAATCCGGTTTCCGTTTACTGTCCACCATGTGATCGCATTCTGTAACTACAGCGGAAAGCTTACCTCAGTTCCTGCGGACGAAGCGATTGACTACAGCACTGTAAATCAGTGGTCATCGGCAGCCTCAGCGACACTTGCGCACACGGTTGGTGTTGGTATTGGCACAGGTATTCGCAGTGATTTGACGAGCAGCCGCAACGTGGCATTAGCCGCATGGACCAGATCGACGATCGACAAATACAGAATTAGCAGACTCGAGTATCGTGATCCGACGAACGGAAAGTCTTATTGCCAAGGTGACCTGCTCAGTGTCCCGCTAGTTCACCCCGCAGGAACTAAGGGTATTGGTTACAACAGCAGTGTAAATGCTGCGCTTGATGACACCGGCAGGCCTGTCTTTGTTGGTCAGACTAACTCTTCTGATTTAAATCGGTCACCCATGGCAAACACGCCGGGTGGAGCAAACACCGTACTGGCTCAGGATGGTTATGAACAGTTCTTAGATATCCGTTGGGGAATCCAGCAAGGATCGGTTGCAGGGCTTAATGGAATGGATAATTCAGAAGTCATTATCGGTCAGGGCGGATTTCAAGTATACATTATTGGCAAGAAGCATCTTTGCTAAGTGAGGTGAGTTATGACTGAAGAACAGCGTCAAACGATGCGTGATAATCCTGGGGCGCAACGTTTGGTAACGCCAGAGGAAAGACGCAGGCGAGAGACTGACGAGGCTCGGCGAGCGTATGATCCTCTCATCAGGCAGCAGGAACAATTACAGCGACTTCGAGGTGATGAGTCTCGAGAGATGGCGCGTTTTGTTCGTTTGATGGAGCAAGCTCCAGATCAGTTACGAGGTGAGCAACAAACAGCAACCGATGAAATGCGCCGGCAAGCAGCGCTGCGCATGGCTCAGCAAGGCGGAAGGGGCAACGTTATTGGAGCCATGTCCGCTGCCAAAGGCGTTGCACAAGAGGCAGCAAACATTGGCACACAGTTTGGGGCTCAAATCAGAGACGCAGCGCGATCTGCCGCACAAGCTCGTATCGAGCAAAAACAACAGCAGATCGAATCACAAACTAAGCCGGGTGTTGATATTGAGCGAATTTCAGCTTCGTTACAAAGCGCAGTAAATACCGCCAGAGAGAAGGGTAACCCACAGATGCTTGTGCAGGAAATCTTAGCAATGGAGCGCACGACAGACGACCCTCTGGCACAGCAGTTAATTCGTAAGGTTAAGACTAACCTAGAAACTGGTAGGCCCGCATTCGAGGGCACGTCTGTATCAGTTCAGACGGCGTAAGTAAGGGGGCGTTATGGGCCGGGTTTTACCTAGTTTAACAACACGTACCGGCGTCATTAGTGTCGCTGACGCAGTTGGAACTACTAAAGATCAAGAACTGCAAAACGCTTTGCGGCGAGCATCGGCTCAACGAGAGCAGGCACGGATCGAGCAATCACGGGATCGGATGACTCCAGAGGGTATGCTCAAGCTTGTCGGCCAAACAGCGCAGACAGTTGGACAGGTTACTAATGCAGTAGGTGGCGTTAGTAGTCTTATCGGCAAAGGGTTGAAGGCTTTAGAAAGACCTATGACTGTAGCCATGCGCAACGCTGCGGCAGCAAAAGCGTCCAAAGATATGGTACTTCCTCAAGCCCGTAAAACTATCGAACGAGTTGCTGGTGCTACAGGGTTGGGCGAAGGTGCGCCGGTTACACCAGAGACAGCGAGAATGATTCAGCAGGCCAGCCTTGAAGGCCCGCAAGGCCGGGTTGCAGCGGAGGCGCTTGGGGCTGAAGCGGCACAAGATATTGCCATGCGTGCCGAAAGAGGTAGCGCAGCGGCGGAGTCAGATCTACAGCAGCGCATAGAGCAAGAGACACAAAACATACAAGAAGGCCGAAACCAGTTTACCCCCGAAATGATTGGTGAAGCAATCGACGCAGAGTTAAAGGCTGGCGCTACTTCGTTAGAGGATGCCGCTGTCAAAGCAGAGCAAAGATTAGCTGAGCGTGCTGCTGAGGCTTCGATGGCTACGGACACTGCTCAACGAGCGGCGGAACAAGAGGCCGTCGGTACAGCGCTCGGGGAAGTGTCACCGGTCACTAGGGCAGACGAAGGTGAAGTGCAGATCGATATGTTTGTAGAGTCGCTTGGTGACACGCCTCTTGATCGGCAAGAGAAACTGTTGACTTTAGCTCAAGGGGCTCTGACTGCTGAAGACCAAGCAAACATCTTGCGGGCGGTTGACCGTATGGATATTGCCCCCGGTCCAAATGTTTCTGATTTGTTCGATCCTAAAGGCGCTTACAAGCGCAAGCTCCGAGCAGCGATGCCTGGCCTTGGAAAGCTTGAAGCAGCGCGGCTTAAAGAGCAAGGCCGGTTGGCTCAAGAACGCTTGAGAGGCGATCGGGCCGTGATGAAAGCAGGCGTTCAGGCTCGGGGACAAGACCTTAGAGCGGCTGCGAGCAAGGACGCCACAGCGCAGAGACGTGAAAAGACTGCGTCTCAAGAGGAGATAGCAGAAAAACGGGAAACAAGATACGCCCGTCAACTCACGGAAAAAATACGTCAGTTTGATGCTATGCACAACTACAGATGGGCAAACAAAGACAGTCGCGAGCGGGTTGCGGAAGCAAACAATAAAACGAGGGTGCGGGTTGCTAAGATTCGCAAAGCACAACGAGGCAGCGGCAGCGCACCTGCGAAACAACTTAGAGCCGCAATCAAGACTGGTATCGGAGAGTCGATTAGTCGCGAGAAAGAATTGGCGAGAGCACTCAGGGGCACTAATAACGCAGTTCAACAGTACAAAACAGCGGTAGCAAAGGAAAAGCAACGGATTCAAGAGCGCCTGGCAAATATTAGAAAGTACCCATTCTTTGAGGATAGCTTAGATGCTGACGGTAAAACTGGGCTTCTTGTCGAGTTAGAACAAAGTTTTGAGAACGCACAAAAGGCGAAAACTGGGCTTCAAAAGGTCGGCGCTCAACTAAGGCAGGCTAGTGATAAGTATAAAAAATTACGGTCCCGACTTCTCAAGAACCCGAAAGACCCTGATTTAATTGCAGACTACACAGCCATTGAGGATGAGCTGGCTGGTTTGTTATCGACCTATCAGGATCTAATGGTTGGCGTTGCTGAGGCTGATTAATGGAACAGCCTAGACGAAAACGAGTAACGCTTACAGATCCGTTGATTGTTAACGCTCTGACTGAACTTGGTAACACTGTTGCCGAAGTCGAGCCAGAGGAGCAGACGTTTGAAGAAAAAGAAGAGGAAAAGCGCAAGCGTTTGCAACAACAAGAAGCAGACAGGGCAAAAGGTGTAGCGACCCCGGCCCAAGCAGCGAGCGCTGTTGGTGGGTTGGTTGGTGACGCTGTGGTCAAACCTGCGTTGCGAACCGGACAGTTCGTCAAAGGTGCTGCGCTGGGCGTTCAAAGCATTTTCGATCACATAGCAAGCGGGTTAGCTGCTAATGAAGCCATGAACGGGTTGCTGTTACGGCTTGAGAACCCCAAGCTAACTAAAGCGCAGCGTGATGTTATTATCGATCAGATGGAAGATACAGAGCGTATTTTGGTCGATGAGAGCCCGCTGTATAAAGTATACAAAGAAGTTGATGACGAACTTGACACTCGCTTTAGAAACAACAGCGCTTACACAAATGCGATCAGCGATTTCGGTGAAGTAGTTAGCACCTTTCCTATGATGGTGAAGGCGTTTGTTGACGCTGCTTATGATGAAGACCCAGAAACAATGAAGAAGCTTGGGTTTATGATGACAGGTGGCGGTGTCATCTCAACGGTTGCTACCTTAAACCCAGATAAAATAGAGCGCAATTTTGACGCTCGACCTGCATCAGTAATCCTTGGTTTATCGCCAACGTTCGGCATCGTGGCTCGATCATCAAAAGCCATGCAAGTTTTACGTGGTAAGTTTGGTAAACAAGCGGATGTCTTACTGCGTGCTGTTGAAACGTTTGATAACACAGTCCGATCAGGTATGGCTAAAGTTGCTGAAAGTGAGTTACCCGGAAGAGTCGTAACTGAAGTAGCTCGGCCGTTTGCAAATGTTTTAGAGCGCATGCCCACCGAAGCAACATCAAGTGTGGCGGCTGGTTTACGGGGGCTTGGAAAAGTAAGCGAAGATGTCGTCCGTGTAGGCGAGGCGAAGACAACGCAAGGCGTTCCTGGCGTGCGGGGTCAGGCACCAAGAGTCACAGAGTTATTGCCCGGCCAACGATTTTTAACCCCTGGCGATATTGCGGATAGTTTTATTAGCGGCGCTAAGAAGGGGTTGTTAGCAGGTGAGTTTGTCGCCCCCGGTTTAGTGTTTGCTGCGGCTCGAGTGCTGTACCCAAACACCAAGATGACTCGTAGTATACAGGGCAAAGTAGGTCGCCTCCTGCGTCACACGTCTGCTCAAAGTGGGGCACCAGCAGAACTAGCAGTCCGTGGTTTGATGATGGCGTCCGCCGAGCAAAAGAACCGAATGCGGTCAATTGCAGATCGCATAGGCAAAGCAATTGAAGAAGAAGGTGCGCTATCAGTTCGTGAGGGCGATCGACGCATGGACGTGTTCTTCGAAGGCGAGCCTTTCCAGCCCGGACAGAGGCGCCAGATTGACTACGAGTTTACTGAGTCAGGCCAAGAGTTTCTTGTGTCAAGAGCAGAGGCAAGGTCAGCCTTAGATCAACTTGAACAAGCTCGTGCAAAACTGCTTGATGACCAACGAAAGCCTGGGTCTAAGAAGTACACAAACCAGCAGATACGCAGCCTAAACGCACAGATCAAATCACTAAAAGAAGCTATCGACTCTGATGCTAAAGAGGTTTTCCCGAACCAGACCCTGCGTCAAGCCGTTGATGATTTAGGGGCGGTGCTGAGCGAAGCAGGTGTAGGCAGTGGTATTGAACTAGTAAAAAATCGTTTAGCTAATGTTGCCGATCGCAATGCAATCTTATTGCAAAACGGTGATGTAGCAGAACTTGTCATACGCGCTATGAAAAGGCGCTATGGCAATCGGTTGTTGCGATCTGGCGTCACTGACTCAAAGTTGCCTCGATGATCTTACCCGCCAAGCGTTCAACTCACTAAAGGTAGACAAACAACGCGAGGTCATGGGGCAAGTAGCCTCGAACGCTGCGCTGCGTTATTCTCAGTTAGTCACTGAGGCATCAAAAGGTAGAGCGTTACAGCGTGAAGCAACTAAACTAGGAATTGGAAAAGCGCTAGAAGGAGTGCCTCTTAGCAGTGTCCAACCACAAGTTTATGCGGTTGCCTTAGCAAGAACATTAGCCCGGAAAGACCTAACCAGAGGCGGCGTTAGTTTACCGCAGGCTATACCAAAATCAGCGTCTGGCCCTTCTTTGTCTGCTGCGCTTCGGGATATTGCCTCAGACTCAAGACAGTTAGAAAAGATTTTGCGTGATGAGTTGGGGGGCGATTTTTCGTTTCGAGAGCGCCAGAACCTTGAGCGGGTATTAAGGCAAGCAGCAGACGAAGTTGGTGATTATGTCTCAGACAGTCCTTATGCGCGATCGTTTACTGACGAGTTGAAGAGATCTATTGCGGACAACACGGCACTGCCTGATGACGTTCGCAAGCTCGCTCGAGATGCTACCGTCGGTGAGTATGCGTATTCTCCGGGGTTAGCAGGTACTTTAACTTGGTTAGATAAATACCAAGCCAAGCCAGGGTTTTGGCGTGATTTAGTGATGTTGTTCAAAGGCAACGCTACGGTTCGCAATATAACTCCGCACATCAACAACTCTGTAGGCAACATGTCTCGTGCAATGTTAAGCAGCGACGAAGGCCCGGTCCAGTTTGTTGTCAACAGCTACCGAGACGGTTTAGTTTATTTAGATCACAAAGCAGGCAAGCTTGGTAATTACAGAAAGAATACAACCCCAGGATCAGATGAGTATTTTACCAATCGCGCAGCAGTTGCCGTTGATGAGTCGGGCGTTGGCAACACTGACTTTGTCGCAGGCGAGTTACTGCGGAGTACGCGCTCTAACTTGACTGGTGAAAACTTAGCAGGCGATATGATGCGTAAACTGCAAACTTTCGGTGATACTAAACTTGGCTACATCCCACGTAAGCTGAATGAACTTGCCAGCAAAGCATATGCAAAAGAAGATAACTTACCCAAGGTTCACATCGGCATGGACCGAGCCCGTCAGACGTTCAGAGACTTATTTGAACTAGAACCAAACGCGCAGATCACCATACAAACCTCACCGGTATCAACAAGAACACTGTTCAAAGACAAGGCCGGTAACCTTCGTGAGGGTAAGCCATCAAAC